AAAATCGTTGATCCGCCATTATTGCTGTATGGGGACGGCATTCTGTCCGCCTTCAACGCCCGCCCGAATGCCCTAAACTATGGTGGGGTGGATGAACAGGGACGGCAATTGGTCCATCCAATGAAGACCGGCAGCAATTTGCCAATCGCACTGGACATGACCGAACAGAAACGCAAAGTCATCAATGACGCATTTTATGTAACTCTGTTCCAGATTTTGGTTGAAAATCCCCGGATGACGGCTACGGAAGCTCTGATCCGGGCGCAGGAAAAGGGGCAATTGCTGGCCCCTACTGTGGGCAGGCAACAATCCGAATGGCTCGGAACTGTTATTGATCGTGAACTTGATATCATGTTCAATTCCGGCGTGGCAATGGACATGGTGCCTCCCAAGCTGCTTGATTCAGGCGGCGGCATCAAGGTGCGCTACACTTCTCCTTTGACCCGCTTGCGGCGTGCCGAGGACGGGGTCGCCATCATGCGCACTATCGAATCTTTGACTCCGCTGGCCAGCATCAATCCGGCTATTCTGGATTCATTTGATGATGATGCTATTGCCCGCGAACTGGCGGATATCAATGGTGTCCCGGCGAAATTGTTGCGCCCTGTGGAAATGGTACAACAGATCCGTGAGCAACGCGCTCAGGCTCAGGCCGATGCCGCTATGGCGGAAACTGCTGATACTGCGGCCAATGCAGCTCGAAATGCCACAGTGGCCATGGGCAATCTTAATGAGATGGGACAGGCATGATAGGTAAGATCAGAAAAGCCCTGTTCAAGAGAAGGATGGCTTACAGGGCCGTCTTTACTCCGGGCGGCGAGCTTGGCCCGGCTGCGCACATCGTTTTGTCCGACCTGCGCAAATTTTGCAGGGCGACAACTACTCCGGCTGTTGTGTCCCCAATCAGCCAGCAAACTGATGTCAATGCATCATTCATTGCCATCGGTCGGCAAGAGGTTTGGCACCGCATCTGCCAATATATTCACATTGATGATGCGGATTTGTATAAACTTGTTGAAGATCAAGGAGAAATTGAATGAACACTCGCTGGATGTATGTATTAATGGATGAACCCCCCGCCGATGGTGGCGCCGGCGGTCAGGGCGGAGCCGGTGGTGAGCCATCATGGTATGATAGTTTTCAGAATCAGGAAGTTAAGGATTGGCTGAAATCCTATGACAAGGCTTACCCTAACCCGGAAGCAGTTGCCATCAAGGCCCTTAATCTGGAACGATTTGTTGGTGCCGAAAAATCTGGGCGCGGTATCGTCACCCCAAAACCCGATGCCAAGCCTGAGGAATGGCAGGAGTTTTACAAGAAAGTTGGCGGCGTGCCCGAGAAGCCCGAGGGTTACAAATTACCCGATGCCATGATCACCGATCAGATGGCCCAGAATTTCAGGGAATATGCCCATAAGATCGGCATGCCGCCAATGTTCTTCGACGCCGCGCTCAATTGGTACAATGAGCAGATGGAAGGCGGCGAAAAGAAATTCATGGCTGAACTTGAGGCCCAATCCGAGAAGGATTTCACTGAACTCAAACAGGAATGGGCCGGGGTCGAGTATGATAAGAATGTGGAACTCGGCAGACGGGCGGCGGAAAAATTCATCCCCCATGCCAATCGGGAAGAACTGGCCGACACCATGACCAAGATCGAGGGGGCACTTGGCACCAAGGCCACCATGAAATTGTGGGCGTCAATTGGTGCTGCTCTCGGTGAAGACCATTTTGAAGGTGGGCAGGGAACCGGTGGTGGTGGCGGTATGTCGCCCGAGGGCGCCAAGGTTCGAATTGCTGAATTGAAACGTGATATTGCATGGCAGGGTCGGTTTTCTTCCGGGGATCTTGAAGCTAAAACCGAATGGGAGCGCCTGCATAAGATCGCATATGGGGGTTGACAGCAGCTCTCGGCTGTGGTAGACTATGCACAACCGTGGGGACCCTCTCTTTTAGGGAGGCCCACTGGAACCGGGGAAGACTGGACGCTGGCGGGACGTATTCCTGCAAGTGCGGGTCCACTAAGGTGGGACACCCTTGCGAGAGATAGGTTAATTATTTTCTTTCAAGGAGAATGTGATGTCCGACAACATCCCAACCCATTACGCGCAGCAGTATGCCAGCACCATTGAGCTGTTGCTGCAACAGCGCGGTTCCAAACTTCGTAATTTCTGCACTTTTCATTCCATTCGCGGCGCCAAGGCGGCATCCGTTGTCGATCAGATCGGCAAAGTCGAAGCTACCAAACGGACCACTCGTTACCCGGCATTGACCCCGGCTGATACGCCGACTGATCGGCCTTGGGTTTATCCGTCTGATTATGACTGGAACGACCTGATCGATTCGATCGACAAGCTTCGTATGCTCACTGATCCCCAATCGGCCTACGTGCAAAATGGCACTTATGCTATGGGTCGGGCGCAGGACCGCACCATCATTGATGCGTTCTTTGATGATCGCAAGACTGGTGAAAATGGCGGTACCACCACCAGTTTCCTCGCGGGCAATCAGATTGCGGTCAATTACGGCGCGTCCGGCAACGTCGGTCTGACCGTCGCCAAGATGCGTGAAGCTAAACGTCTGCTGATGGCGGCTGAGGTTGACATCGAAATGGACCCGTTGACGATGGTGGTCACGGCCAAGCAGCATGACAACCTGTTATCTGAGATTCAGGTCGTCAGCCTCGACTTCAATGAAAAACCGGTCATGACCGAGGGTCTCATTACTCGCTTCCTTGGCTTCAATCTCATTCATTCAGAAATGATTGAAACTGATGGCAGCTCGTATCGCCGCGTTCCGGCATATGCCAAGTCTGGCATGCATCTGGCGATGTGGAATGATATCACCACTGATATCAGTGTTCGCCGCGATCTGGCCGGTCTTCCCGTCCAAGTCTATGTGTATGGTACTTTCGGGGCCACGCGTAGTGAGGAAAAGAAGGTCGTCGAGATTAAGTGCGCCGAGTCCTGATCAACTGATTAACAAGGAGATTTATCATGGCTGTAGTTAACGTTAAATCGAGCGTGATCACGAACTCGGATGCAATGCCGCCCGTGATCAATTCCGCTCAACTTGCCAATGGTCGAGTTCGCCAATTACGCGGGCAAGCCGCCGTGGCCAACGGCGATTCGATCGCCAGCACCTATCGTTTGCTTCGGGTGAAGTCAAACGACATTGTGTCGCAATTGCTTCTGTCCTGCACCGCCATTACTTCTGGTGCTGGTGATGTCGGACTGTACCGGACTGCGAACGATGGTGGCGCTGTCGTTGATGCCGATTTTTTTGCATCGGCTCAATCTATCGCTTCCGCACTAAGCAATAGCGACATCAGCCGTGAATCCGGTGTGGTGACTGTGGCCAACATGGAAAAGCCGATCTGGCAAGCCCTCAGCCTTACTGAGGACCCGCAGGTTGAGTACGATGTTGTTATCACCTTGACTGCTGCGGCTGCGGCTGCTGGTAACGTCGCTCTGATTGGTTACGTGGTCGGCAAAAACTGATCTCCAGCGAGAGGGGTTTGGGGTGCTCCGGCACCCCCTTTTTAAGGAGAGATAAATGGCAACTCGTAGGTATGGCACTTCCAGAGGGGAAACTGATCAGCAAATCACGGAGGGTGTCGGCGCTGCCACTGCATCCGACAATATCGAACTGACTGTTGATCTGGCTGTGAATCTAACCCGGGAAGATGTGCTCTTGGCTCTTGAAAAATTCAAGTCGCACATCATCAAGGGTAACTGGCCCCCGGCATAATGTCCTCGACAACTCAGATCGTTAATGTGGCCCTCACTCTTTTGGGTGAGGGCCACATATTATCTCTGGATGACAATACCAAGCCAGCCAGAGAAGCGAAGATCATTTATGAGCCAACTGTTCGTGCATTATTGGGGGCTTATAACTGGTCATTTGCAAAGACCCGGGCGCAACTGCCTGAGTTATCTTCTGCGCCGCTGTTTCAATATAGGCACCAATACCAACTTCCAACTGATTGCTTGCGGTTGGTGATGGTTGGTGATGCCTATGTCGGAATTGATTTAACCGACTACCGTGGTATGCCCACTGAGGAATACGCGGTCGAGGACAATAAAATCCTCACCGATTATGGTGCGCCCCTGAATATTAAGTATGTCAGGTACATCGAAGACCCCAACAAATTCTCCTCGAATTTTGAGGAAACGTTGTCCGCCCGATTGGCTGACAGGTTGTGTGAAGTTTTAACGCAATCCGATCAGAAACGCGAACGGGCAACGGCGGAATTCAACAGGTGCATCAGGGCAGCAATTAGATCCAATGCGATTGAACTGCCTCCCACCAAACTCCCAGATGACGAATGGTTAATATCAAGGCTATGAAATGGCAAAAGCATCCCCGGCTATTATAAATTTTAACGGCGGCGAGTTATCGCCGCTGATGGCCGGTCGTGTTGACATTAAGTATTACAATTCATCCTGCAAGAAACTCCTAAACTTCATACCAAGCATTCAAGGCCCGGCGCGTAAACGCCCAGGAACGATGTTTGTCCATGAAGTGAAAAATAGCGCCAACCGGACATGGTTGCGCCGGTTCGTGTTTAATGAGAATCAGGCGTATGTGCTTGAATTCGGCGATCAGTATATCCGGTTTTATACTAATCACGGAATTATCGAATCAGCCCCGGCCACTCCATACGAAATTTCCACAGTATTTACTGCGGCGTCATTGGTTGACAGTGATGGGCATTTTACGCTAAAATTTGTCCAATCCGGTGACGTTGTTTACATTACCAGCAATGGCCAATATCCGGTCCAGAAGCTCACCCGGCTGACAGCCAACACTTTTTCGATCGCAGAGTTGGCCACCGTAGGCGGTCCGTTCGAAGATATCGATCCGGATGCTATAACGACTGTGTATGCCTCCGCCGCCACTGGTGCCGGTATCACGCTCACAGCATCGGCATCGTTATTCACTGCTAACCATGTTGGTTCCATGATTTTTTTGGAGCAAAAAAGTACCGATGCTATCAAGTATTGGGAAGTAGGCAAAGCTGTTTCCATAAATGATGTACGCAAATCGGACGGCAAAAATTACAAAGCATTGACATCTGGAACCACCGGTACGTGGAAGCCCGTACATTCATATGGCGCCAGATATGATGGGGATCCCGGGGTGCAATGGGAATTTCAGGACCCCGGGTATGGCTGGGCTTTAATAACCGGTTACACTAATCCTACAACAGTTACTGCTACTGTTATTTCACGCATTCCTGCTGGAGCAGTGGGCGCGGGCAATCCGACTAATCGGTGGGCGTTTAGCTCATTCTCAAAAGTAAATGGGTATCCTGATAATATCGGGTTCTTCCGCGAACGCTTGGTATTTTCCAAGAAATTGAAGATGTTTTTCTCGGTGGCAGCTGATTATGAAAACTTTAGCAAATATGATGATGGTGGTCTGGTTACGGCTGACATGGCCATTCAAATCGACATCACATCGGAAGAATCAAACGCGATCGTATGGATGGCCGCATCAAGCTCCGCTTTTCTTGTTGGCTCGTCCGG